AAATTTCTTTTATTTCTTCAACTAATTTTTCTGTGGGAACAAGCCCTTTTTTATCTCTTACATGTTCTATCAATTTTTGCTTTTGTTTTTTCCCAAGTAAGGCTTCTAAAAGCTTTGGTATTATAAGTGGATTTGTATCCACTTCGGAAATGTATTCTAAAAGCTCATAATTATTTAATCTTTCTTTTGAAATTTCGTATTTAAACCCAGATTTAGTAATCATAAATCCTCCTTAATTTATTTTTTTTGAATGTATTCATAATGAGTATTGCCAGTTTCATCTGGTTTCGCTGTTAAGGTGATTTCATATCCGATAGCGTCTTCATCAGAATATTCAACTTCTCCAATTTCTGTGATTATTGCCTTTGGAATAACAATTCTTTTTAAAACTCCACCATTTAAAATTATATCAATTACTACAATGTGTTCTTCCATTTCTTTAGAATTTGCAACTATTTTAATTCCACTTTCTAAAGTTCCAGTTACATTATCTTTTCCATATATTTCTTTTAAAACATCTATGTTTAAAACTTCTATAAGTTTAAAAGTAAAAGTATCTTCTTTAGCTGTTTGAACAGTTAAAACAGTATCTCCGCCCCAAGCTTTTATTGAATCTGTCTCTGGCGAATTTTCATTTGTAAGTCCATCTTCTGAAATATATCCTAAATTTTTAAATTCATTTTCCAAATCGCTGATAGCATCTGTAGGTAGTTTTGCTCCTAAAGGTGCTGTACTAACTGCCCCTGTAACTCTTGGTTTACCAAAACTTACGTTTTTTGTACTTGTCATTTTTTCCCTCCTAATAATGTTTGATATCAAATATAGCTTGATATCTATATCTTTTTGTTTCTGAATCTGTAAAATTGTAGTCGTTATCTAAATTTACACTTGCAATAGAATCTAAAGAAATCAAATCTTCAACTACTGCTTTTACTTTTTCATTCAAAACAGACGCTTTGTACAAAGTATCTGAATAGCTTTGAAAAGCTATTGTAATTGTTTTTAAATGATTTTTTTTACTAGATCCTATTTTCTCTATTATTACAAATTCTTTTAAGTAATTTTTTTGAATTTCAAAAAAACAACTTACATTTAATCTTTTTTCTAAAAAATCTATAATTGTGTCTTCTATCATTTTATTGCCTTTAATAATGTGTTATTTTTGTAATTATCCCTTTTTGCTTTTTTTGTTGCAGGCCCTATTGAAGCATTAGCTCTTGTTTTTCCGACATAAATATCGTGATTATAGCCACTTCCACATCTTGCAGCAATCACAGTTGCTTTTTTTGTTAAAATTGATTGCATAGCACTAGATTTCATAAGTTCAATTAAACCTTTTCGATTTAATACAAATTTAAACTTACTCATAACTACATACCATAACTTTTTTATTCCAGTTCAAAGGTATCATATCTTCAATTCCTTCTGTTACAGAACCAAAAGTTTTAAATTTTTTATTAAAAAAAATAACCTCTTGATTTTCCCATTCGTTTTTATCTCCTTTTGGGATAGCAAGAGTATAAACTATTTTTTTACCATATAAATTTAAAGAATTGGTTATTTCATCTGTAGTCAAAGGACTTACAAGAACATTTTCAACTTGAATTTTTTTTTCTTCATAAATAGGACTATTTAAAGGATCTTTTCCAACTTCGATTTTATTTATAAGTGTAACTGTTATTCCTTTAATTCTTCCCATAAAGTTCAATCACTCCAACTCTTTGTCTTCTAAGTCCAAGCCTTGATAATTCGCTTTTCTTAATGAAAAGTCCACCACCGGGATTTAAAAATGTACCACTAACAGAATATCCAAGTGCACTTTCACTCGATTGTATCATTGGTTCTGAATTTGTAGAAGTCATTAATGTTCTTGCTACAATATCAACTGTTACAGACTTTAAAACATTTTTAAAAACTTCATCTTTTTTTAATTCATCAAGGTCTTTTCCTACTTTTTTTGCTTCAAATCTAAGGCTATCAGAAACAATCGGCAATAGTGCATTCGCTTTCTTTACCTCATCTGGTTGCAATTCTCTAAAAAGAGAAATTATATCCTCGGTAGTTGCAAAACTTTCCATACTATTCTACCTCTTCAACTTCTTTTTCCTTGCCTTTTTTAGACTTATTTTCTGTAACAAGTTCCCAATTTTCTCCAGAAATAGAACAAGGGGTATCTATGATAACCCCTGTTATTTTGTTTCTATAAATCATAATATACTCCTAGTCTTCCTTTATGATTGCAAATGAATCTTTATCCATTATTCCCCAACCGATATATGCTTCTGCTCTGATGTAAACTTGGTTATATCCCTTAAGGTCTTTTTCTGAATTGTCTGGATCTCCGTATTCAATTACTTGCATTGGAATTTCTTTTGCATATCCCCATTTGAACATGTTTGCAAAATCCCCAATAATAGCTTTGTCTTTATTGTCAATACCTTCTTGAACAGTTGTATTGATGTCAACTTGTAGTCCGTTTATTGAGCCTGGATTAGCACCCCATGCAAGTTCGGGATATTGTTTAACACCATTTACTTTTAGTTTTGCTAATTCAGATGAAACAGTTGGAGACATTGCCATACCTGTTATAGATCCATTTGAACCTTGTATCATTGCAACTGCAGCTTCAATGTTTTCTTCTTCTTTACCTTTAACATAAGATACTTTTTGAGTAACTAAGTTATCAAAATGATTAGTTCCTATAACTTCTGACGCTTGTTTTGTTCTTGGGTTAATTCCGTGAAATGCCATAAGGTCAATACCTCTTGCTACCTTCTTTGCAAAACCTTCGTTAAATGCTTTTAAAGTGTTAATTTTGCTTTCTTCCGATGCATATAAGAATTCATCTGAAACTCTAGCACCATATTCAACCTTAATTGGTCTTATGATAACTGGTTCAATAGACATTCCACCTTCTGATTTCTTTCCGTTTTCTGCTACAACATCAATATCCTTATCTAATGTGAATGTAAATTCTTTTTGCCCATTAAATGGTATAGGTGTTTGTTTTGATAACACTGCTAGTGATGATGCACCTTTTACTTTGTTAATTAAATCTGTTACTAATTCTGGGTCAAATAGTGACCCTTTTGATAATACTGCCATTTTTATTCTCCTTTACTTTCTAAATTTTTTAATAAGTTTTTGTAACTTGCATCTTTTCCATCTCCACTCGGTTCTCCTGTTTTTAAAGGTGGTGGCGGTGTTTGACTTTTGAAAAAGTCTGATAAACTTTTCGCATCTGCTTTTATACTTTCTTCATCATCTCCTGAAATTCTGCCGGCTAAATTATAAGGTATGCCATTTTCAAGAGCATACTTTATTTTTAGAGATGATAAATCATGCGCTTTAACTTTTCCTGTCAATTCTTCAATTTGTTTTTCAAGTTCTGTTTTGTTCGATGCTGAACTTTCCAAACTTTTTTTAAGTTCTGTCAATTCTTTTTCTAAATCAACATTTTTTGTTTTTAGTTCGTCATAATCTGCAAATTGTTTTGTTAGTTTTTCTCTTTCTCTTTTTAACCTTTCGCTGATTATGCTATCTAATTCTTCTTGCGTTTTAATTACCTCAAAACTCATTTTTTATTTTCTCCTTTCCCAATTTTCCGTTTGGTATACGTAATTTATATTAAAAAAGAGCATTTACATACATAAATACTCTTGTTAATATCTAACCTTTTGTTTTTTCGGTGGTTTTGATATACTACAAATCCAATGCGCAAGTAAAGCACTATCCATTAGTGCAATATCGTTGTCGTCATACTGTGATTTATAACCAAATCCACCACTTGAACCTATAAATCTTTTTTCACAATTTGTTGCAACCTTCGTTAAAGACGGTTGGTCTCTATGACAAATTGTTTTTTGATAAATTCCTTGCTCCCACATAGAATTTGCAACTACAACCTCTTTTACAGTCGGTAAAATCGCCTTTCTTAGCTTACAATCTAACATTTCATCAAATAAAATCTTTTGTCCTGATTGCCCGTCAATAACAACTTCTGCAACGTCTGCGTTTTTTAAAAAGTTTATTATCCATAAATTTCCATTTCTAACAGTTTGACAATCAATACTTTCTACAAATATTCTTTCATCTTCTGTCTTAACTGCAATACTCATTGCAACGTTCGTTCCGTCTGCTCCGTACTTTATACCAACAAACAATTTTCCTTTAAGGTTTGGAACTTTATTTACTTTTAGAAGTCCCCAATCCGTTTCGCTAATCGCTGATTTTTGATTGTATTTTATCCATAACCCTAAACGTTGTATGTTAAAATCTATCTCATCAGAGCCGATTTCATCTTCAACCGACCTTTCTGTAAAAACTGTGCCTAAACTTGGATTTGTTAAATACCACGCTTTTACATCTCGCGGATCTGTTTGTTCTTCAACCGACCATTCTGCCCAACCGGTATTTTTCGTTTCTCCATTAAGTGCCTTATTTCTTAAATTTGTAAAAACTGTTCCTGAACTTACCGGAGTTGGTGGCGTCCCACAAAAAATTGTTTGCGGGTTTTTACTATCTGTAACAACATATTTTAAAGCACTTTCTTGGTCGTCTGTGTATTCTTGTGCCTCATCTATAACAAGAAGGTCAAAGCCTTCTCCAAGTCCACCTTTAGAACTTCGTGTTCTAAAATCAACCCGACCGCCACCCTCAACCTCTACCATCTCACGACCTGCAGCACGAAGCGAATTATACTCTATTTTGCTTTTTTCTAACATTGATGTTAATCTTTCCCAAGCTGAATGAGAAGTTGTTGTTCTATGTGCAGTATGTAATACTTTTTCATTATTTAGAAGTGCATACATTTCTCTAATAACCACAACTTCGTTTTTCCCGTTACGTCGTGGCAGAGAATATCCAAACTTAGTATGTTGCCAAAGTCCTTTTGCGGTCTTTGACAAAATAGCCTGCATTAAATTTTTTTGCCATTTTTGAGCCTTTCTTTCTGACTTTTCATATATCTCAATAGCTTCTTTGTAATCACTTCTTTTTGTAGAAAGAATGAGCGACTGTGTAGGGTTTTGATTACCTTTTTTCTTCTTAGCCACTTAACCTCTCCTTAATTTTTATATAAATGGTATTATAGCTTTTGTATCTTTTAACAATTCTTTTGCCTTTTGAATAAAACTGTTATCAGTTAAATATTCAATACCTTTTGGTGTTATTCTCATATTTTCTATATCAGATATTATAGGATAATCTTCTCCTCATACATTTGTCAAAGCTACCCCCTTTATATATCCGTCTTTAACTAAATTATATATAATAAAAGTCCAGTAATTGGTATTTATGTTATATAATTTACCTTGTGGTTCTAAATAACTCTTATCTACTTTAATATCTTTTTTTAAACAATTATATAAATACGATAAAATCTGATAAATAATAACTCCGTAATCATCTTTTGCCATAAAAACCTCCTTACAATTAAAAAAACAACTACAATTAATTTATAGTTGCTTTTATCTATTTTTTAAAAATTCTTTCCAGTATGGTTCGTCTTCATCAAAAATTTCTTTCTCTTCTTTAGTCAAATTATGAGGATAGTCCAAAAATATATTATATATCTTTTTCTTATCAAAACTAAACAAATGCTCTCCTACAACACCCAACTTATCTATCCACCACACTCTTTTTTTTTCATCTTCTTTATAAAAATCGGAATATCCCTCAAGATTGCTTTCTGCAAAGATTGTTGTATCTTCTTCATCTGCATATTTTTCTAAATCTTTATAAAAATCATTTGACACTTCCGCCACTTCCCTTTAATTGTTTTCCACTATTTGTATTTATAAATCCTAAAATTTTTTTAAATTCTTCATTGTTTTTTAAACTGTCAACATCTATTAAAATACTTTCTGCTTCAACTTTTCCTACGTATTTTAAATTATGACTTTTCTTACAACCAAATCTTTTTTTTAATACATTGTTATTTAACTTTTTATAACCATTAAAAAGTTCATTGTCTTGTAACTCCAAATATTCAAGACCTTTAGATGTTTTTCTTATTATTGCTGCATGTCTACCTGTAGCTAAATAATATTCTTTGTCCTTGATCATGTTTTGTGTTAATTTTAGAACCGCATTATGATCGTTATAATCTTTTACAGTAAAACTTTTAACTCCAGAGAGTTGAGATATTTTTTTTATAGTACCGTTTTGAGCGAACATATCACAACTTTTTCCACCTCTAAAGTCTAAAACGTCATATCCACCTTTATTCCCTGCATATGCTAATGCCAAAGAAGAACAAGACCCCTTCGTTTTATCCAATCCACCTAAATTTTTTATTATATCCTTTTCAGATTTTATTTCTGTGTGTTTTTTTATTTGATTATAATGTATATCTTTTTTCAAACATTGTTTTCTAACATCACTAATCTTAGATGAATTTTCTTTACTTAATTTTACTCTTTTTTTATTTTAGCATTTTTTTCAGCTTTAGTCAATTTTTTATTTTGAATATTACGCCTTTTCTCTTGTTTAGTATATTTCTTTGTCCAAACATTTTGCTTTTTTCCGTTTCTTGGAATATATTCTACCGTACAAGTACAGCCTTCATGTCTTTTATAAACATCTTTTGGCACTTCGTTTGGATATTTATATATTCCACAGAGGCTGCTACACCATTTGCAACATTTAAAACCACCTGTACGCTTTACTATCGGCACCATGCCCAATGAGCAAGCTGTAGCTTATTTATATCTGAGGGGTGTCCACCTTTTGAAACAGGTATAATATGATCTATACATGGGCTTAAGGGAGCAGGGGGGCTAAATTAAAATCGACCTCTCCCACAAATACCACAGACCTTTTCTGTAGCAAATATTCTTTTTTTATTCTTCTCAAACGCTCCTCTATGACCAGGAAGCCTATCAGTTCTTTTTATCATATTAACTCCTTTTATTGCAACAAAAAAGACACTTAAGTCTTACAACTTAGTATCTTTTAATCTTTCTATCCCAATAGATATCGCCTTTATTTTTTTCCACACTAACATTATAACACATAATTTCTTAAAAAAACTGACATATTTTTGACATTTCAAGTTTTTCTTGACAAAATACTTTACCATAGCAAAAAAACATATCATCTTATATAAAGCTTTATTCTTAATCCTATAAACCTGTCTTTCTTCATAGTTAATAGCATTGTTTAAATATCTCCTTAATTATATCCTTTAAATTTGTTACTAACTTATTTTGATATTTTAGCATAAAAATATTTTGTTTTTAGAAACATTTATTATATCTTTA